CGCCCATCTCGCGAAGAACGGGCTCAACAAGCGGAGCGACCAGCGGGACGCTCTCAGGGTGAACTGCAAGATTCTGCGCCAGATCGATAAGCTGGATACGCTCCTTCGCCAACCGATCCTTGCGCTTCTCATCCAACGAACCAGCCGAAATGCCAAGCTCATCCTGAAGACGCTGCATCTCCATTTGAGTGCGCGCCATCTTGACCTGAGCATCCATCTCTTTGGCCTGAGCATCCGCATTGGCGCGGATCATGTCGGCCTGAGCCCTCATCTGCTCAGTCTGCATCTTGGATTCAGCCTGCAACAGTTCTGGCGGCGGCTTGCCCTGCGCCGAGGCAGGAACCATGAACTGCTCTGGGTTATTCCATCCCATTGCCTGCAAAGCCTGTATATCAACCGCAATCGGGTCATACAGAGCCGGGTTCTGCGCCTGCAACTGCTTCAGCGCCATGACCTTCATCACGCGCTGCGTATGGCTGGCCGTATTCGGGTCAGCCTGCGGAACCAGATCGCAATCATCCAACGCCCGCAGGAACGAATCCTGCGACCACTGGCAGGCCATCTTGCCTTTGCGCTTCCAGAAACTCTCCGGGTTCTCGCGGAAGCACCGAGCCAGAAGCTGGAACTCTTCCGCCTGCGAAGCATGCATGCGCTTATGAACTGAATTGAGAATCTTGGTGGCCTGATCGATCAGCGCCAGTGTCGTGCCAACCGGGGCATCAGCCTTGCCCTCACCCACCGCCATCTCAGCCGTGCCACCAACACGAGCGCCAGTCTGCGCCATGTTATCGACAAGGCTCATCAATGCAGCAGATGGCGGCTTATACGGGATCTCCATGATGGCATCACGCAATGGCATGCCGCCAGTCTTCACCAGAGCACCACCACCGGGAGGGATGCGGAAGATGTTCGTGTTCTGCCTTGCGCCCGTGTCAGCCATAAGGAAGCCGGGGAAGTTGTTATACATGCCCGCATCCAGCAATTCACGCCACGCAGCCGTAATGGCGTTGGTCGTATTGCCGAGAATGTGCAGCAGGCCAATGTCGTAGAAGCCAAGGCCCGGCACAAACGTATACTTGACGAAGTTCTGGCGAGCGGTCGGAAGCTCCTCCTCGTCCTCGTCATAGTTGCGGACGATAGACAGGATCTCCTTGGTGGAGGCGTCAATCGTCACGCGATACGGGATCTCAAGGCCGGACACCTTGCCCTTGAACTTGTGTTCAAAGCCGGGGATGTCCAGTTCGCAGTAGCACTCATAGATCTCACGGTCGCGATCCAGCGGGTTGCTGCTGCTATCCTTGACGCCCTCAATGGCATCCTTTTCGCGCTGGGCAGAATCCTTCTCCTGCTCCTGTGGAACGCCGAGATCGACATCGCGATAGACGCCGAGGATCTGCAACCGCTTCACAGTAGACGGGCGCATCATGACCTTATGGGTCACGCGCTTGGCATTCTGGAGATCGGTCGCCGCGTTATTGACTATCAGGTCTTCCGCATCAACGCTTTCAGAGACCGGACGGTTCCGCAGCGGGCAGAAATAAACCTTTTTGAAGCTCGTACCGCCGAAACCAAGCATCAGGAGCATACGGTCGGTATCGGGATAATACTCGCTCGCCACCGCCGTCAGGTAATGGTTCAGATCGCGTTCCAGCGCATTGGCAAGGCTGTCCTGCTGGGTCGTAGACGCCAAAGCGTCATTGCGGACCTTCACCGGGCCATCGGTCGGGAGCATCTCAGAGCGAGCATTGGCCTGAAACCGAAGCACAGCCTCCAGCAAAAGCGGATGCCGAACCTTGCTCATGCCCTCCACAGGAGCGCCATCGGTCGCACCCTGAAGGCCGGGGATCTCAATCTTAAGGCCAAGGAGTTGCAGCCCCTTGGCCCTCGCCTCAATCCAGTCCCTGCGGCTATCAATGTCATCCTGAATGCCGCGCGTCAGTTCATTGGCGATTGACGACAGCGCCATGCTATCAATGTCATCGACAAGGTTACGAAACCAATTGCCGTAATCGCGAGAATCTTCAGCTCTTTCAATGGGTTGACCATCAAGGCTGACCGCAATGGAGCCATCGGGATACTCAATCCGCAAGACGTTCCCGGCATCATCCATCTGGCTGGTCGGCGATCCCTCATCGATCTGGACGACTACATCGTCACCGAGAGAATCAGGCTCCGCAGGACCGGGCTGGCGGATGTTTGGCACAAGGCCGGGCGTCATCGGCATGATTAATTCCCTTCAACCGGCAAGACTTCCATCTCGGTCACAAACCGGCGGATGCCCTCCTGAGCAGCAATAGTATCGGTTTTTGCCATGATTTCATAGACGCGAACATAGTCATATGGAGCCTTACCCCATACCTCTACGCGGAAGTTGCCAATCCGTTGCGGAGTTGCAGGCTTCAATACGTCAACGATGGCGCTTGCCAGAACCTGTGCCATTTTATCCTCAAAAACAGGAAACTGGCGAAACTATATCAGACATCGTACAGCGGCGCGAGGTTAGCGCCCATATGCTCCACACTGCGGTCAAAGTCGGCCAGACGCTCTGGGCTCCTAACCAGCAGGCCCATCTCGCGGACATGCCTCACGGCCATGCTGACCGTATCCACCAAGTCATCATGCTTGCCCTTCGGGAACGTCGCCGTCTGGTTGATGACCATATCGGCCCATGACCGATCCGGGGCATAGATTAGCCCTTCGGCAAACAGATGCTGAACCGAATAAAGCCGAGCCAGCTTATCGACGCCCTTCGGGTCCACAAGCTGAACAGCGAAATCCTCATGCCCGAACATGCGCCGGATTTCCTGCGCCACGCTGATGCCAGCCGCCTTGTTTTCAATCAACAGACGATCAACGTGATACTGGCGCATGGATTTCTCCACCTTGACCACCAATTCATGTAGCTCAAGGCGCTCCTGCCAAGCGTGCATCAGCAGCAAGCGAGGATGCTCCTCGGTGTAGGTCCGCCGGATCATGGAGATCGTCTCGCCATCCCGCCCGACAGAGCGATTGGCCTGAGCAGCCTGACTGCCGCCGCTATAGACGCCCCAGATCGTCAAAGCTGACAGGTCATTCTCGGTCTTGGTCGTGTAAGCCGTATCCAGCGCCGCAACGACAAACTCCACAGGCGGGAACTCCTCGCGCTCCCATAGCTGCCAGTATTCCCTCTTGATAACACCACCACCCCTTGGCATCGGCTCCTGTTGGAACTGCCCAGCAGTGGCATACGGCCCCATGGCCTTCTCGTCGCGCTCCACCACCGACAGCGGGAAACGCTCAGGAAACAGAAGCTCACCAGCCTCTTCACGCGGGTCTTCGTAGCCCAACTTCGTCGGCGCAGCCCTTGCCGGGTCATAGCGCATCGGCAGCATGATATGGTCGTAACCGAGGTTCTTATCCAACGCCACGCCGGAAACATCCTCCTCATGCAGACGCTGCATGATTACAACGATGGCGCTCCTGATCGGATTATTTAGGCGGGTCGGGATCGCTTCAAGGAACGTCGCCACCTCGGCCTCACGCATGGCCTCAGAACCCGCTGAATCCACGCTGTGAGGGTCGTCAATAATCACCCGGTCGCCACGGATACCCGTCAAGCTCGTGATAGCCGTCGCGATACGGAACCCACCAGCCTCGTTCTGAAAGTTCAGCTTCTCGTTCTGATCCTTCGCAAGGCTCACCCGGTCGCCCCAAAGGGACTGATACCACTCACTGGTGATCAACTGGCGCATCCTGCGGCTATCTCGGGCCGACAAATTCTCCACTTTATGAGCCGCGCAGACATAGCGCAGCCAAGGCATGTTCTTCGGCCCCCACTCCCACGCGGGCCAAAATACGTTTGCAATCAAAGACTTCATCGTGCCGGGCGGAATGTTAATCAGCAGCCGGTTATAGGGCTGATCGTCCACATCTACGCCATCGGTGATCGCTTCCAGATGCTCGCAGATAAAATCAATGTGCCAGCCATGGACATACGGAGCGCCGGGCTCAATCACATGCCACGCCTGACGGATAAACTCGGCAAGGCTTTCCTCGCAGTCAGCCCTATCCAGATCCAGAAGCTGGGCATCAATATCAATCTTGTCCCCGTCCAGATCTACCAAGCTCATTTGCGTTCACGGCCCATAGTGACGTTTGTCTGCGCCTTTACCATTTGGTTTGCCCAGCACCAGATTTCACCTGTCTCCTGCTGAAAACATACCCAGATAAGGTCATGCTCCGCCCCATAGTCAATGAGGATCTGAGCCAGCGCCTTGCCCTTCGGGGTTTCCAACGGGATCGGAGGGTTAAGCTGGAGCATCATTCGCTGTCTCCGCTGCTGCTGTTCGTATCATCAAAAGCAGATGAAATAGCATCCCCAAATGCCTCGCCGGTTTTGTAAGCACAATGCCCAATAACCGCCACTGTCATGACATTTGCACTTTCAGGCGGCTTCCCAATCTGATGGAGCCGACGCTCTTGATCCTCCTTTGCCCAGCGTTCTGCCCGTGTCATTGGGGCGCGTTCAACGTAATTAATGACTCCCATTATTTCTTCTCCCCCAGTGCAGTCTCTGCAAGTTCAACGCACATGGCGAGGCAAGCCCAAAGGTTTGCGCCTTCGTCTGTCTTTGGCACGTTGATATGCTCATCCTCAATCGCGGCAATCTTCTCCAGCGCCGATTTAAGTTTCTCAATTTGGTCGGCCCCAGAATTTATATCTTTACTGAACTCTGGAAAAAGATCAGCCAAGATATCAGCTATAGAAGACAGCCGCCGAACAAGATCATCATCCATCTTTCTTCTCCCCTAGTGCGGCGAGGGCGATCTCATCAGGGTAACTGGTTCCTTCCCAGCATCCAGCCGAATCCCAGTTACCATCATTTGAAATTTGCCGCAGCGCCTCTTCCAGTTGTTCAATTCGGTCGGCTGCTTTAATAACTAGATACCAAGCATCCCATGGGTCGCTAGCTTCTTTTGCAGACCGCAGCCGTTTCACAAGATCAGTCATCTTTCTTCTCCCCTAGTGCGGCGAGGGCAGCAACATCAAAGTCACGTTCTGCTTTCTTGCAATCCAATAGCACATCTTGAAAACGGCGCTTGAAATAAGCTTTCTGCTTTTCGCGCATATCAACGCCAAGACGCAGTACCGCTTCCAGTTGCTCAATGCGGTCGGCGGCTTCGTTGCATAGTTCATCAACGGCATCATAGTCGCAGATGTCGTCTCCGCGCAGCCGCTTCACAAGATCAGACACCCTTTATCTCCCCTAGTGCGGCAAGAGCGATCCGGCGTAATTCTGTATGTTGTTCTCGCGCCCAATACTCGCCATCTCCATACGCTGCGGCTGGCTGGTCAGGGATATGCGTATCTGCAATCTCCCGCAGCGCCAATTTCAATTCCTCAATGCGTTTCTGCTGGTCTTCAATGCGGCTGGCAGCTTCACGCGCAACAATAACAAGCGTCATTGGATGCGTAGTCATGTTTGCCATGTCCAGCCGCTCTACAAGATTATCGGTCATCACACGCCCTCGCACATATAAATCTTGCCAGTCTCCGCACATTTCGGGCAGATCAGCCGCTTCATAACGGTGGCAGCTTTCTCAATCGTCATGGGCAGATGCACAGCAATCCACCTATGCTCGCAATCGCCGCAGCGAACCCAAATGAAACTCTCGCTCATGCGTCCCTCCATCCCCATTGCATCAAGTGCTTCATGAGAAACCGTGTCAGCCAGCGCGGCTTAGATGTCGTTGCCCACGACACGTTTCCACAAGGCATTTCCCAATAACCAACCGGAGGTGGAGGGAGCTTGAAAGCGGCTCCGGGATAATTGCCCTCAGTCATTTCCGCGCCTCCATCATGGCATCGGCAATGCCGTAAGCCCACGATGCAACGTCCATCCGATCAACATCTACCCTGCCCCAGTTGGCCGAGACGATGCCGGGCAGCGCAGCCATCGCGAACTGGTCGCGCAGCGTCACAGCCTCACTCAGGACTACTGGCAGTTGGCAGCCCTCGCTGTTAACGATTGTCTTGCGCTCATAAAGCGTCTTTTCGTCATCAGTCATATCAATCTCCATTCAATCAGACAAATCAATCTACCACGGAACTTGACAAGTCTCAACTCGCCTTAGCAGGGAATTTGCGGGGTGTTTCACATGAAACAATCAGGCGTCTTCTTCGTACTCGCCATCGATCACAGCGCCGCTCTGAGCCTGTTTGGCAGCCAGCAAAGCCTGCCGAAGAGCCTGCCGCTGATCTGCGTCTAGCAGCCTGCTATCAACCGTGAGGCTCATCACATTCACAGGCCCAGTGACTTCCACCTCTGGCTTGTCGCGATAATGCTCTCTGAAGCGGTTCTTCATTTGAAAGATGTAAGTCGTGGGATTCCAACCCTGTATCAATCCTGTAGCGCCATTCTTGGCCGCTCTCTCCCACCAAACCTGCGCTGCGGTATCAGCTTTTTTTATAGCTTCCGAAAACGCGGGATGCTTATGTATCCAATTGTGAAACGTATCAGGGACAATACCAAGCTCTATGCACATCTCTGCGTGAGTGCCGCCTTGAGAGCCGACCTCTATAACTTTGTCTAGCATCCATGAGGGATCGTACTTTGTGGGCCTTCCGCCGACGTTCTTAACCTGTACGGGATAC